CCCTCCTAAGGAGTAGTTGCAGGTTCGATTCCTGCAGGGGGCATATAAACTATTGATTTTACTGGGTGTTTGAGGTGTTCTGCCCCAAATTCGCCCCTAAATTTCCAAATATCTCTCTTACTTCTGAGTTGCTTGCTTCTTCTAGTTCTTTTAATTGATGAGCATAGACCTCAATAGTGATGTTCATATTCTCATGGCCAAGGATTTTAGAGATAGATAGTAGTTCAACGTGTTTTGAAATTAAGAAGGAAGCATATGTGTGTCTAAGTGAGTGAGCATGGACATTTCTACCGACAATTCTTCTTAGTGTCTTATTGACGGCATTGTTTGATATATTAGAGAAAATACGATTTTCTTTGTTATGGCTCCAATGTTCTTTCTGGTAGTTTTTTAGCAATCTAAGTGTTTCATCATCAAGCGGTATCTTCCTGATACTGCTTTTTGTTTTTGTACTTGCAAAATCAAGATTGGTTTTATAGTTCCAGGTTTTATCTACCACAAGGACCTTATTTTTATAGTCTACACTATCCCAGGTAAGTCCCAGGCATTCAGCAAAACGCATCCCTGTAACTGCTATAAGATAGATCACTGCATAAGATTGAATATCCATTTTACGCTTTGAAACGGCTATAACTGTCTTGTACTCTTCAACTTCAAGAAACTTGGTTTCTTTTTCTATACCTTTATTTTGAGAAACTGCTTTAGCAAAGGTCGTGAAATCCTTTTGAATGACTTCCTCATGAACTGCCATAGCTACGCATTGCTTGATATGGATATTTAATCTTTCAACTGTTGCTTGTGAATGTGTTTCAGCAAATGTATTTAAGGCTTGTTGATAGATTGAACTGGTTATGTTTTTAAGTTTTGCCTCTGGGAACAGTTTTTCAATGTTGTGACTGGTAACTTGATAAACTTGCCAAGTCACGGGAGAAATATTAGGTTTCTTATGGATGGTAGCCCACTGTTTGAAGTAGTCGTACAGTGTGATATCATCTGAAACATGAGAGGGAAGTAGTAGCTCTTTCTCTCTTTCAGCAGCTGCTATCTGTGCAGCTTTTTTTGTTGGGAAACCACCTTTCTCAGCTTTCTTGTATTTTCCGTTATGGGATTTATAAGAAATACGATATTCCCACTTACCATTTTCTCTTTTTCTGTATGATGCCATTTGATTTTCACCTCATTTCTTGATAAAATGGGTATAGTAAAGAGGGCTTTTTAATGCCTTTTACTATACAGGATATCCTCACACTCAAAGTTTGGCGATGGAGAGTGTGGGGATTTTTTTATTTTTGAGCTAGGATAGCGATAATCGAAACCACAATCCCGATAATTGAAAGAAGTGATCCAACGGTTAATGCGATTAACCATTTTTTGTTTTCTTCTTTCTCTTTTTGTTGTTCTAGTTTGAAATCAGAGAACATCTTTTCCATTCGAAGTCCCATATTTTCAAAACCATCACGCATTTCAGTTCTGACTTGGTCGAATTTTAAATCAACTTTTTCAAAACCATGTTTGACATCAGAATTGATTTTATCAAGTTTTAAATCGATTTCTGTCTTGGTATATGTATCGTTTGCCATATATCGTTCCTCCAATTCTCTTGTTTCCTCTATTATATCATTATTTTGTATGGGTACAGTTTTTAACGACGGTTTAGAAGCATGAAGAGAGGAAATGTTAGAGGTAGTAGGTTTGAAATTGTTTTGTAGTTCTGACATAGCTTACCCCTGATTTATAAAAGAATGGTAACTATATGCTTCGTCTAACTGATTTCCATCCTCGTCAGACAGATTGAAATAAAAGTAAAAATCGTTCGGGAACCGAATTGTAAAACTAAAATCAAAATGACCTGTCGTTTTCCCGTAATTATCTTTCAAATCTATGAACTCACTTTGAGGTATGTTAATCCTTGTAGCATGGACTGGGTAATTTATGCCATCTTGAAAATAAGCATTCACGGATAATATATAAGTTTTACCAGGGATTAAATTAAAAAAATCTAAAAAAGCGATCAGATTTGTCGAGCCAGGAAATGAGTCGAAATTAGTTACTGTACCTAAGAGTTGACCACTTTCAGGTTGAACAATTCGAATCGAGGTCATTTTTTCCTTAAACGGATTGCTCTTTTGGTTAAAGCTACTCATGTTTTCTCCTTTTTTAATTTACTAATGCTAAATACTCTTCTTTAACCATGATTTCATTTGTCATGGTTTTTAGATTGTAGTAAGACATGAATTTGAGGTAATCAAACTCTGTGGGGTCGTCTAAGTTTTCTAGTGCGTCTTTTACGAGATGATGGATCATATTCCTATCAGCTTCGTTTTCACAGCGTAGACGGGCGTTCTGGTACTCTGAGCGTGTGTGGTCTTTGTGTCCAAGTTCGTGTAGGGCGACTTGGATTTGTTGTTCAGGAGTCAAGTTGTGGTCAATAGCGAGTACGTTTGTGTCTGGATTGTAGAAACCGCTACTGTGCCAGTTTGAACCGTCGAAGAGACAAAGTTCTACTTGATATTCTTCGCAGAGTTTAGCGAGTGTCATAGTTCTCCTTCGTTATTTATAAACATCTCTGCGGTGGGCGATTTCCACGGCTAGGACGACTAGTTTATCGTCTTGGATATCACAGATGATGCGGTAATTCTCTACTCTGTATCGCCAATAACCTGTAAGGTTGGCTTTTAATGCTTTTCCATGTTGTCGTGGATTGGTCGTGTTTTCAATGTTTTTAGCAAGCCAGGATAGGATTTGTTTTCTGGTTGGGGTATCTAGTTTTTTAAGTTGCTTGAGAGCTTTTTTATCAATATCTAGCCGATACATTAAGCAATATCCTCTCGAGTTAGTCCTAGTTCATCCAAGACCTCATCCATGGTATAAGTAACTGGGTCGGCTAAATACTCCATATAGGCTTGGTCAGCTGCTCGTGCGTCTTCGATATCTTCCATGAGTGCCATGAAGTCGTCAAAATCCATGGTCGTTGTGTCGATACCGTGTTTGTTTAGGTAGTCCGTGATGTAGGAATTTTTTTCTGTGAAGTTGATAGTGATAGTCATTAGCGTTCTCCTTTGCTTTTGAAGTGGGCGGATAGGACGGATGTGATGAAGTCGATATCATCTTCATTTAGTGGTTTCCCGTCAAATAACATAGTATTGGCTGCTGCTTTGCGTAAGTCTATGATTTGTCCGTTTACTTGAGCAAATTCATCACTCCCAGCGATAGCAGGGTTATCCGTTCGTCCGAGCAGGTAGTCTGTGGATACGTTGAAGTAGTCGGCGATTTCTTGTAGACGGTCAGATTTAGGAGTCTTTTCTTTTAAAGTATATAGGTAATTTATACTATAGCCTAAATCTTCGGCAACTTTTTGAAGACTTATTCCTTGTTTTTGGGCAAGTTCCTTAATCTTTTCAAGTGTGGAAAACATTGTCATATTACCTTTTCTAAGACATGACAAAAATTATTTTATAAAAAAGTGTTATTTTCTATTGACAAAAATAATACTAAAGTGTAAAATAGTTTTTGTAAGTTAACGAGTTAGTAAAAAACGAAGTTAAAACTTATCTAAAAATAAATAGCTTTGGCGAGCGAATAAGTTGATAGATATAATGTTTTATCAAGGTTTTTAATTATGCTTTCATTTTACACTATGGTGTAAAAGTTGTCAAGCATTTTTATAAAATAATTTACTAACTCTTTAACTTTGTTCCTTGACAATTGAATAGAGCATGTGAGATAATAGGGGAGAAGAAAAGAAAGATGTTGCTTAGCAACGTGTTCACGCTTAACCTCTAAGTCGCCAGCTTGGAGGTTTTTTGGTACGTAAAAAACACCCCACATCGCCAGATTGTGGAGTGCAAGGCGTTAATCCTCATCGCTATGTTTGTCTAGTAGCCAGGTCAAGATGACTGGGGCTAGTGCGACAACTAGCGGATGGGAAAGAAAAGAAATTATCGTGTCCACGCTTTTCACCTCCTTAGCTGTATGGTTAACAGCGGGGATTTGTGACTAACGCCGTCACTATTATACCACATTTATAGTTCAGCTTGTTAGAGGTTTTCTTTGACAACTGAAAATAGATATGAGATAATATAGGGGAATTGAAAAGTAGTTCCAATGGAACACAAATCCCCTAGTACCGCAAATACTAGGGGATTTTTTTGTGGGCTGGACACTAACGTTTGTCCTTGTCCTGCTTGCTATCCAGCCAGTCGCTGATCAATTTAGTTGCTAAA